CCGATGGCACCATCACGTTTGAGACGTTGGATGCCTGCGTGAAGATTGTGGACACCTTGTGCTTCCTTTTCAAGATCGAGAAGAAGTTCCCTGACGGGGGCACGATCCTAGAGGAGTTCGCCTCAGGAAAGAAGACAGGTAATGCGAAGCGCGACCGGGCCTACTTGCCAAACGGCAAGAGCGCCACTGAGTTCTCCGGGGTGTTTGGCCATCGCAACGCCACCCGCAACCGAGGCAAGGGCGACCCAGGTGACGAAATCTTCAACAGGTTGGAGGCTGCTGGATACAAGAGGGTTGTAGTTGAATAAGCGTGGACTTAGTAACCTACCTAATCGTACCTGACATGGCCGACACTGAGAGGTCGGTGCTACTACCGCTCAGATACGTCTACCCGGAGTGCTCCAAGCTCATAGAGCCTCACCCGCAGATGTACCCGTTAAAGTGCTTGCGGAACGACGGCTGTCCTGCTAATGTCGGGTGTATGGGGATCCTAGTGCAGCGCGTGGATTACTTGTTCAGCGAGGTAATGCCAGAAGCCGAGATGCTTATAGCGTACTTCACTTACGGAGATACTAAGTCACTTCGTGGTGCAGTATTCTATAGGGACCTTAGGGAACCCCGGCTGATTACGATGAACCCATCGGGGTTCAGGAGACTCCAAACCATCGGGACCGTAGGTACGTGGGTACCCACAGACACATACAAGAACATACAAACTTACCAAAAGATAATCCCTGCGGACAGACTTATTCGCAACTAATGAGTGTTACAATAGAAATATACGGGCCGTACAGCACCTTGAAGGGGGACTTCCCCCTAGAGGAGATAAAGCTCGTTACATCGTGGGCGGTAGACGGTGCTAGGTACTCCCCTGCGTTTAAGAAGGGCCTGTGGGATGGCCGTAAGCACCTGTTCAAGCCCAAGACGGGGGCGTTCCCCACGGGACTGATGACCGTCGTTAAAAAGTGTTTAGACGACAGTAAGACAGACTATGATATTGTTGACCACAGATCACCGCCAGAAGTGGACGGTAACACTTTTGATATTAAAGGAATATCGTTCGCGTATCCGTATGATTACCAACTCGAAACCGCTAAGAAAATGGTGGAGGCGAAGCGGGGTATAATCAAGATCGCCACCAATGGCGGTAAGGGGATCATCGCTGCATCCGTAATCAACTACTTGAATCTGCGCACCCTGTTCATCGTACCCAACCGCGAACTGCTGTACCAGTCTGAGAAGGTATTCAAGGACCGACTAGATGTTGTGGACGGAGAGATAGGCCTCATAGGTGATGGGCATTGGAACCCCGGGTCCTGGATTACTGTGGCCACTGTAGATACACTGGAATCCCGGTTGGAAAAGGAAGAGTGTGTTAGTTTCCTACACAGCATTGACTTGGTGTTCTACGATGAAGTACACCGCGCTGGGTCTGAGACCGGGTTCGCAGTATCCACCATGTGCCCTGCGTACTACGCGTTTGGCATGTCAGGCACACCAAACGACCGGACGGACGGTGCTAACCTCGCAGTCATAGGAGCCTTTGGTGACATCCTTGTTTCTATCGGAAACAAGTTCCTTGTGGATCGGAAGATTAGCGCCAAGGGCAACATCATCTTCGACAAGGTAACCTCACCTCCAATCCCTAAAAAGACTCCGTATGCCACTGCGTACAAGCAGGGGGTGACAGATAACGAGACACTAAACCAGAAGGTGGTTGACTGGGTCGTAGCCTGTAGAAAGAACGACCTGTCTGTGCTGGTTCTCATAGAAGAGATCGGGCATGGAAAGGCGTTGGACCAACTGCTGTGGACTCACACAGGGGACACCTTTATTCCGCACCAGTTTGTGTTCGGGGACGAGTCCACAGAGACACGCCAGCAGGCAATCAAGGTGTTCGGGGACAGGACGTTGCCTGTGCTCATAGCCAGTACTATTTTTGACGAAGGGATTAACCTACCCACCATAGATGTGCTAATATGTGCGGGTTCCCGCAAGAGCAAGATTAGGACCATGCAGCGGCTGGGCAGAGGGTTACGCGGTGACAAGCTCATACTTATCGAGTTCTCCAACTTCTGTCACAGCTTCCTGCTTGAGCACAGCCTAAAGAGGTACAACGACTACAAGGAAGAACAATGCTTCGATATGTACCGGTCAACCCCCGATGCCGCTTTGATAAAAGAACTATGGAGTAAACCGCGTTGACCGTCCACTATGTAAAGTACGCACACACAGATGTGGAGTGCGTTCAGGCCTCCGCGTCCAAACTGTCCATAGCGGCCCTAAAGACCAGCTGTAACTTGCTAATCGCTAACCTACGGTTTACAGACCTTACCGTAGTCCCTATGAACGTGTCCTGTGCGAAGTGTAAATCTGCTCCAGCGTATGATCTCGACATACTAAACCGAGTGTCCCTATGATCCTAATAACCGAGTTGGTGCCTGGTGACGAAATCCTGGTCTTCATGCGCCTAGGACTAGCCCTAGAGGTCAAGAGGAACGTGGATGGCTCCGTGTGTAGGGCTGTCCCTACAGTGCCACAGAAGGCCTCCTCGCTGGCGCTAACGAAGTTCCGTGCTACAGTACTCCGGAACGAGACAGAAAGCCAGGTGCTGTTCCTGGCCACGGTGGGTGTTGACTCCCACGGTAACCCGCTCCCTCACAGTAACGGGCTACCAGCAGACATCCACTATTCAGCCTTTAACAAGATACGCCTTTACAGCCCCTACAGCTACGTACCAAGAGATGAAATCCACCATACGGGGAGCAAGGCAATCCCCGGTGTGCAGGGTCTATATAAGAACTACCAACCGTACAGGACGTTAGTACCCGTTGTTTTATGCTAGTCAAACAATGTAAAGACTTCTTCGCGTTGTTTGGAGCACCGAAGAACGTGGTAGAGTACCTCAGGTTGTCTGTTGTACCGAAGTTTAGGCACTTCGACGGCGGTCACGAGAACCCCCATTGGAAGGTCCACAAGACTCATATAGTCCAAGCGCTGCAACTGGCCCACGGGCAGGGGCACAGAGTAGAGTACCGTGGGTGCTCACCAGAGTACCTGGACCTGTTTGAGAAGACAACGGCTAACCGGGATAATAAACAACCGGTTACAAATAAAGAACAGGCATACGCCGCGCTGTACTTGACCGCAGACGCTCCGACAGCTATAGTAGATGCCGCCTGGAAGGTGTTGGCAAAGATGCACCACCCTGATGTGGGTGGCGACGCTCTCACATTCACACGGATTAGTGGAGCATACGATTTGATAAAAAAGGGATAAAGTGTACAGTTCAATAACGGAACAACTAAAACACATAAAACTCAAAAACATAGAACGAAGTATAAAAGCGAGCGAACAAAATGAAATCTCAATAAGAGAAAAATCACGGTTGATTAAACCTATTTTAGGTACACATAATCCCGTTGAAACGTTAGAGATAAAAGCGTACCAGCTTTCCGTTTTGTATTACGAAATGAAGGCCCGGTATGACGGTAAGGCGACCTTCACCAAGGTGGCCACCTCGGACAAGAGCAAGGACTTGTGGCGCAGGGTAGCGGTCGCATGTGACAAAGCAGGCGCAGAGCCTAGGATGTTTATGAAGGCACAGTATGACTTCTTTCATACTGCGTTTGGGACAATCCCTAAGCTAAACCAGCTGGCTACAGAGGGGGCGACCACACGAGCCCAGCTGTACGCAGGTAACGACAAGAGCATCGTAGGCAACGCGATGGAGCACAAGATATCTGTGGGGTCACTGTTCTCCTACTGTGAGAAGCAAATACAGGATATCTGTAAGGCCCAGAACTGTAACCGGGAAGAGTTTTACCAGAGGTTCGTGCTAACCCGGCTGCTTAGCTTTCCCAAGCAGTTCCTAGAGTCAGACCCAGTTTACAGGAAGTTGGTGTAGTATGGCACCCAGGGTGATTCACATGCTCAACGCAACAGGTACCTCTAACTGCGGCAAAGCAGCTACACTAAGCATATACGACGTAGCGTTCATGTTAACATTTCTACGTCAGCGCATGTTAATCCCGAACCACACATGTGATGATTGCTACAACATACACACACTACTTACTCTGAAGGAAAGTTTACTATAATGGAAGAAAAGTTTGCAGACTCTGAAGAGTACCAACAAAAGGTACTATCTTACATGTTGTATAATCCTTCCTTTTGTAGTGTTGCAACAGCTGCTGTAAAAGAGGAGAACTTCTATAATAAGCCATTACAGTGGTTCTTCAACAAGCTCACAACATCTGAAATACAGCTAACACCTGTAACTTTGAAAGAAGAGTTACTTAAGGCTGCTAGGGAAAAGAGGATAAAAGAAGAGAACGTATCAAACTACGTAAGTTTGTACCGTACCCTAATCGTTCCTCCTGTACCAGCAGAAGAGGAATACATCAAGCAGCACATGCTATCCTTTGTGCGCCGGAACGAGATCAAACGGGCCATGGTGGACTGTATTGAGTTAATGAAGACAGATGACTGGGCAACGATCCAGGATCGTGTAACAAACGCGGTGAACGCTGGGTCAGACATTATGACCACAGGGTCAGACTACTTCGGTGAGTACCAGGACCGCATTGGTAACAGACTCACAAGGGAACCAGCCCGTAAGCTGTCCACGGGTATCCCAGAGTTGGACGAGCTTACATATGGTGGGATAAAGAACAAGCAGCTAGGCCTCTGCGTAGGGGGCACAGGTAGAGGTAAGTCCATCTTCCTACAGTGGTTAGCTCGGGTAGCCATTCTGCTGGGCAAGAAGGTAGTGTACCTCACCTTTGAGTTATCCGAGGAGGATATGGCTGACCGGTTCGATAGCATCTTCGCTCACATCAAACCCGCAGGGCTAGTGGACCACTCGTCTGAGGCATTGAAGCGGTTGTCCAAGTATTACGACCGATTCGGGTCATCCTTGATTATCAAGGAGTACCCAGAGGACGAGATCACGGTACCAGAAATAAAGGCGTACTTACTCCAGCTGACCGCTAAGGGCTTCGTACCCGACCTAGTACTGGTGGATTACGTAGACCTTATCAAGCCCCACAGGAACTACGGGGACGTTACGCAGGAGCAGGCAATGGTCATCAAGGCTCTCCGTGGTCTCTCTAAGAGCATGAACACTCGTATCTGGACAGCAGCCCAGCTAAACCGTGCTGGCATGGCCCAGGAGACGCCAGACGAAACATCCATCTCTGGCGGTATCTCCAGGCTGTTCACTGCCGACTTGGCGGTGTTCATGGCCCAGACTAAGGAGGAACGAGAGGATTGCATCATGCGTTTGGTGTTGGCTAAGAACCGTAACGGCCGCGCTGGCAGGAGCGTACGTCTCGACACTGACTTCGAATTCTTGACTCTGATGCGGGAGCAGGTTATAACAGCAGACGATGTGCCAAAGGAGCAGCTAAATGAGGAGACTGGTGACAGGGGTGTGCTCATTTTGTAAGGAGATGAAGCCTGTAATAGCCACTGAGAACGACAGCATTTGTAACGAATGTGTATACCGGGCTACCGTTAAAACGAAGGAGTGGTCTCCTGGGATATTAGTTTGTAGGTGTGACAACTGGGAAGCATTCACGCTAGTCAGCAACACAAACGTGAGTGTGACATTCAAGTCGATGGATACGGACGCCTCGGGAGGTGTGATATATTATCCGCTACTAGCCTCCTCCAAGCTAACCAAGGACAAGCTGGTACTGAAGAAGATAGTATGTACAATGTGTAAGCGCGACCAGCCTAATTGGCTATTAGACCACAACAAATACATAGCAGCACACTTTAAACACAAATGATACACTGTAGAAAACCTGACGGTTTGGCTGGGATATTTGGCGCAGTTGGCCCGTTTGACAGTTGGTTTGGCGGCGCCCCTACATCAATTTGTAATACTAGACCGTTACTCGACGACATAGTAACCGCTTCACGCTTCGATGAACTGTTAGGGAAGTACGATACGTCCAACCCTGACGAGTTCTGTGCCTCGTGCGTCGGGGTAAGGACACTGTCTCAACTAAAAAACACATTACTATAAAAACTATGACAGACACTAGACCACTACGCTACATACGAAAAAACTTTGCGTGGAGAGAGTACATCGAGCAGAACTACAAGTTCAAACGTGCTGCGATGAGCGAGCTTCGCATCTGCTGTCCAGCCTGCGGTGACCAAAAGTTCAAACTCTACGTAAACGTAGACAAGGGCGTGTTCATCTGCTTCAAGTGTGACTTCTCGTGTAAGAAGGGTTACAAGGATGTATTCGACTTTGTTGCCATCACAGAAAGTATCTCACGTCGTGCTGCCATAGAGCAGCTACTACTCCAGTACAAAACGATAACTAATGAGGAGTTTGAGGACGCCATAAACGGCCTGCTAGACACTACACCCGACCAGCAGAAGAAGCAGAAGCTCATTCTCCCTTGTAGCGTGCCCAAGGAGGCGTTACCTCTTACCTCTGAGGCAGGTCCCTACTGGGATTACATGGTAGACCGAGGGTTGACCGAACGGGAGATTACTCGGCTTTTGAAGGCGTCCTACATCCCAGATGAATCACTAGTCCTAAAGGACTCCAAGGGTATGCGGAAGGGGGACATAGGGCAGCGCATACTGTGGCCTCTCTACACATTGGAGAGCCGCCTGTGCTCCTGGCAAGCACGCAGTACCACCAATGAAGACCCTAAGTACTTAAATGCGCCAGAGACTGATATCTCTTCTACGCTGTGGCCCTTTGTGCCTCCGTACACGGACACGGTCATCCTAGTGGAGGGCGTACTCGACTGCGTAGCGATGCGCCGCCTAGACAAGCCCCACGCAGCCTACGCGACACTTTCCAAGCACATATCCGCAGCGCAGATCGAGGTCCTAAAAATGTGGGGGGTGAAGCGAATCACCTTGCTCTGGGACCGGAGGGATGCTATTAAAGAGATGGCGAGAGCAGTAGACATGTTGGACGATTTTGAGGTCGTCTACGCAGACACACTGTCATGGCCATCTGGTATAGACTGTGGTGACCTCCTAAAAGAGAGCAGCACGGACCAGCAGTTATACGCGGCAACACATACAATCAACCCTAAAACAGCAGATATCATAAGGTGGAAGCTACAATGAACATTGTACTAGAACAAAAAGATGGTGACAGCGTCTACACCCTTGACGGTCTTCTCCACAATACAGAGGGACCTGCACTAGTTCTAAAGAACGGGGAGAGTCACTGGTACCAACACGGTATTAAGCACCGTACAGATGGCCCTGCGTCGTCGTATCCTGACGGGTCGGTGAGGTACTACCGAAGGGGTTTCCTAACTAGGTCTGACGGTCCTGCCCTCATAGGGGCTGACGGTACAGAAATCTGGTATGAAAAGGATTACCCTACTCGCAAGGATGGTCCTGCCATTACACTAGGGTCTGCCCCTCCTTTTCCTTTGCCTGGTTTCGGATTCAAGGCAACCCCGGTCTTTTACGCGGGCGCAGCCCGGGTTGACCTGGGTCCCAATATGGCCTTACACGTAAAAGGAACACAGCTGCACAGGGAAGATGGTCCTGCGGTTGAGCGACAAGATGGGAATAACGAGTACTACCTAAACAACACCCGGATTTCTGAGAAGCGTTGGAACGCCGTTCCTGTGGAGTTTCTATTACTAGGAGCAATATGAGTAGCGACGAGATCAATGATTTCACATACATCCGCCCAGGTTACATTTCCCAAGACCGGCACTGTGATACACTGGTGTCAGCATTTACAGGAATCGTGCCAGGGGACAGTGTACTTCCGCCTAGATGGAAGTACACTACACAAGAGGCGTTCGTAGCGGAGTTTGGCAAGCAGGGTCTTTGCTTGTGGGCTAAGGCGATGAACTCCCACCTGTTACTGATTGCTGGTGTAAAGGTACTCCGCATCTGGACGGACACCCATAAGCACTGCTACGTGGATATCAGGGATAACCTCAGCGGCTCAGTATCAGCCGAGCCAATCCCTGCGGGTAACGTGCGAAAGTGTAAGCCGTTTACGCAACGCACCAAAGTCACGAACATTGAAGACATGAAGAAACTTGCCTTAGAGACGAAAAGGATCCACGGTATTTAATGCTAAAACTATTCAATTTTACTTGCACCCAGTGTACTACAGAGTGGGAAGACCTAGTGGACGCCGAGGGCCTGTCTCCCTGTCCCGACTGCCAAGAAGAGCGTCCACGGGACGCAATCTCCTGTCCTAAGTTGGCAACCTTTGCTATGCTGTCCAAGGCAGACAAGGCCACCGCACTAAAGAAGCGGTCAGCTGACCACTCCAAGAAGGAGCTTCGTAAGGAGGCCGAGCAGTTTGGCTCCTTTGGGAAGCAGCTGGCACGTGAAGGACAAATCCGGTCATTTGGAGGATTGGGGAAGTCACGGTAATGCAAGTGGTGAAAGATCCTAGGCACTACGTAGACCTACAGATGCCTCACCATTTCAAGCACAGGGCAGCCACGGACCAACGATCCCTGTGCGGCATCCATCTCCAAATAAGGGGCAATAAAACACAACCAGCAAAGTGGACACACACGGAAAGCCGCGTAACATGTACAACATGCAGAGAAATATTACCGATTGTACAACTTAAGAATACAGTGCTATGAATACAATACCATTTGGAAACACAACAATCAGTCAGTTTGACGGAGTAGCCAACTCCAAACTACACCTAGTAAACAGCCCAGAGCAGTGTGATGAGTTCTTTCGTAGACTCTCCGCACAGAAGTCTGTGGCATGTGATACGGAAACCGACGGATTTGACTGGTTCAAGTCTGACCGTGTCATTGGTATGAGCTTTGGGTGGGGGGTGGACGACAACTACTACATCCCTATTAGGCACTCAGATTCAGTGCTAGGGGGCAGGACAGGGTACCAGACTCCGATGGAGTCCATCATTGACCGCTTGAAGGCGTTCTTCACTCGGGAGGATGTTACCCTGATCTTCCATAACTTCAAGTTCGACTCGCTGTTCTACCGGGCAGAGGGCGTGGAGATTACTGCACTGGTACACGACACAGCGCTCCTGTGGCACCTGTACGACGAGAACGCCCCGGTCGCCTTGAAGGATGTGGCCACGGGCTGGGTGGACGACCTAGGGATTAAACAGAAGGGACTGATTAGTCCAGACGCCAACCAGAAGGAAAAGGAAGTAGACAAGTGGCGCTCAGATGAGGCAAAGGCCAGAAGAAAGGTATACGGCGACCTAGTAAAGGATGAAGTTACCGAGCTAGCGTCCAACCCAGAGAACCAGGGTATACACAAGCGTGATCTAAAGAAGCAGGTTATAGCCTCTGCTAAGTTTGCCAACCACGAGTACGTAAACGCTGGCAAGGAAGATGTCCACTACGGATACGTGCCCATTGACCTGATGACTGAGTACGCAAGCTTGGACGTGTTTTTTACCTGGGAACTATTCAAGTTCTGCATGAAGAACATGGAGTGGAACCCTGAGCTAAAGGCGTTGTACATCAATGAACTGAAGCTGTCTTCGGCGCTACGTGAGATTGAGTACAACGGGATCTGCATAGACATTGACTACTTTACCCGGGTGCAAGCAGAGTTGTTGGCGGAAGACGAGGAGCTAGGCAAGCTGGTAGCTGAGAAGCTGGGTAACATCAACCTGAACTCCAACGCGCAGCTTGCAGAAGCGCTTGTAGCCCAGGGAGTTGTGCTGGTCAAGCAGACAGACACTGGCAACCTCTCCGTCGATTCTGAGGTCCTGGAGGAGCTTGAGGACGAATATCCTATCGTCGCTGACTTGCGCCGACTCAGGCTTATCCGTAAGCTACGTACTACCTACGTGGAAGCGCTGCTGGAGAAGGCTGTAGGCAATGTCGTACACTGCAACTTCAATCAAAACGTGTCCACAGGTCGCATGAGCTTGTTGCGTCCCAACCTGTCTAACATACCTGGTAGAGATAAGACCATACGAGCAGGCTTCGTGGGACCGGATCCAGACGAGTTTGAATACTACTTCGCGGACTATTCTCAAGTAGAGGTTAGACTCACCGCCCATGCATCGCAGGATCCTCTGTTGCTCGACGCGTACAAGCGTAACCAGGACGTACACACCCGCACATTCTGTGAGGTACACAATCACTTCTACGAGGAAGTATCTGCCATCCTAAAGGACAAAAAGCATCCCAAGTTTGAAGAGTACTCAAGCGGTCGTACCGCTATCAAGCGCACGGTGTTCGGTATCGTGTACTCGGTTAGCGCGTTTGGGTTATCCAAGCAGATTAAGCGTCAGCCTGGCTACAGTAAAAAGCAGTGGGAGAACCATTGTGGCCAGATCATTGATTTGTTCCTGGACAAGTACTTGGGGGTTAAGCGCTTCATCAACGCGTCCTACCGCGAGATTGCCAAGAATGCCAAGGTGACTACGGTGTTTGGTCGCGTAAGGCGCTTGCCTCATGCCAAGGCGTGTACTATACTCCGTGACCACTCCAAGGCGTGGCTGGAACGCTCTGCACAGAGACAGGGCACTAACTTCAAGATCCAAGGAACGGCTGCTGATTTGTTCAAGATTGCCGTGGTGAGAGTGCATAATCTTTTCAAGGGAAAGAAGTCACGGATTGTGAACCTCGTCCACGACGAAATTCAGTTTTACCTACACAAGTCGGAGAGGCATTTGCTGCCTGAGATAAAGCGGCTCATGGAGGATTTCCCACAGTTTACGGTTCCGATTATTGCAGAGTTCTCTAGGACAGACACAAGCTGGGCAGAAAAGGAGTCAATAGAGGTATGATCGACAAGTCAATTTATCCTACTAAACTCACGTTGAACGGGGTTGAATATCCAATGGATATTGCAGATGCCGTCAGCATTGACGAGTGCAACCTAAACGAGGAGTTCCTGCGTCATCCTGGGTTGTTCGCATTCATTGCAACCGCGTATGAAATCTCTGTGCGGGAGGAGAACAGGGCATCAGCAGCCCTGTCCCGGCTGGAGGCATCCCTGAACCACCGGGGCAGGATGGAAGCGATCCAAGCAGGCCTCAAGTCCACTGACAAGATGGCCGAGAACTACGTAAAAACCCAGCAGGAACACGTAGAATTAAGCGACGCTCTTATCGAAATTGAGCACCAAGTGGGCTTGCTAAAAGCAGCGAAGGAGGCTATGATACACAGGAAGGACGCGCTGATCCAGCTGGCTTCAACCCAGCGACAAGAGCACGCATCCGACATATCATTGAAACAAAGCCAAGTAAAAAACGTAGTAAACAAGAGATAAAACAATCGCTGAGCTAATCGCGAAAATTCACATTTGAGACGGATAGATTAAACTTATGGAACATGGTGTTCCATTTGAATAACTAGATAATTAGTACTAAATAATAAAAAGGAACAAAAACAAATGGCTATTGACATGGATAAGTTGCGTGGGCACCAAGAGAAGATTGCAGATAAGAAGCCAGGACAATCCGCTAAGTTCTGGAAGGCTGACAGTGCCACGAATGACCTTAGAGTGATGCCGCCTTGGACAGAGGTGGAGCAGTACCGTGGTATGATTGCACGGGAGGTCTTCCAACACTGGGGGGTTTCCGAGGAACAGAAGGGGCCGGTGCTCTGTGTAGATAAGACGGAAGATTTGGAGGGAAACTGTCCAATCTGCCAGTTCGTGAAGGAGTTGTACGAAGACAAGACCAACGTGGAGGCACAGGAGCTAGCCAAGCGCATCAAGGCTAAGGCTGCCTACTTTATGAACATCGTTGATTTGAGTGACTCAACGTACACTGCAAAGGATGTTGCAGAGTTCAAGAAGAACCGTCCGGACGCAACTGACTTGCCATTCAGTGCGGGAGATCCCAAGATTCAAGTGTATGCGGCTCCGAAGACCGTGTATGACGCGATCTTGTCCATCATCCTTAAGAACAACATGGACATTACTGATTTGGAAAACGGGTACGATATCGTACTAACCAAGTCAGGTAAGGGACTGAACACGAAGTACTCGGTTACGCCCAAGCTGAAGCCGTCTGCGTCAGACGTAACGGCAGACCGAGCGCTCCCGGCACTGGACAAGGTCGGATTCGTTATGAAGGAAGGGGATATGCTCAAGCTCTTGGCTGAAGGCGTAGGCGCTACCTTTGTATCCAAGCCGCCGACACGGGCGCTATCTCACAATAACTCGTCTACGGACGACCTTGAAGCTGAGATGCGGTCGCAGCTTCGCTAGGGGCAGGTGACAGGCTGCCGTACCCACCACCATAGGTACGGCAGCCTGTCTCTATATCTATGCTAAAGCACGGATACTATCATTCGTACTCAAAGGAGTTTGCTGCGAAGGACGCAGCGCTTGGTTGGTACAGTCTGTGTGGCGTGCCCTATGCTAATTCTTCAACCAAGTTTCACGGATGGCGGGTAGACCGCCACAAGCTCAGTGTTGTACGGCGCCACATAGACTGTTCAGACTGCATCAGTCTGTTACTACTGCACGAGCTTAAAACTAGTAAGTTATAAGCCACTATGTCAAAAATGTAAAGGAAAACAATGGCAAAAGAAAAATCAACAAACGATGCGGAGGACACCTCGTTAGATGGGGTACTAAAGGGTATCGAAAAGGACTTTGGCAAAGGTGCTATCATGCGTATGGGGGACAGGCCAGAGATGAAGATTGAATCCGTTCCGTCTGGTTCTCTTGGACTTGATATCGCGTTGGGCGTCGGCGGGTATCCTAGGGGCAGAATCATTGAGTTGTGGGGACCAGAGTCCGCAGGTAAGAGCACCTTGGCACTCCACGCAGTGGCTGAAGCCCAGAAGCTAGGAGGCCGAGCGGCCTATATTGACGCTGAGCACGCGCTAGACCCTGCCTACGCGTCTGCTCTTGGTGTAGACGTGGATAACATGTACATCGCCCAACCAGACTCAGGGGAAGAGGCGCTGGAAATCGTTGACCGCTTAGTGGAGTCTGGGGTGTTTGATATCGTGGTCATAGACTCCGTGGCTGCTCTCGTACCCAAGGCAGAGCTAGAGGGTGAGATGGGACAATCCCACATGGGCTTACAAGCACGCCTTATGTCACAGGCATTACGTAAGCTGAAGGGCAAGGTGAACAACACCAAGACAATCTTGTTCTTCATCAATCAGGTCCGCATGAAGATCGGTGTAGTGTTCGGTAACCCGGAAGTCACCGCAGGTGGTAACGCATTGAAGTACTACGCTTCTGTCCGATTAGAGATCAAGCGCATTGGGGCGCTTAAGGACGGAGAATTGTTCGTAGGAAACAAGACCCGGGTGAAGATTGTTAAGAACAAGGTTTCTCCTCCAATGAAGGAAGCTGAGTTTGACATCGTGTTCGGTCAGGGTGTGGATTACACCGGAGAACTAGTGGACCAGGCAGAGCTTCTGGACATCTTCAAAAAGGGCGGGGCGTGGTACAACTACGGCACCGTCAAGTGGCAGGGTCGAGACAACACTGTTAATGCGCTGAAGGAAGATCCTAAGTTGTTCAAGGAGGTAAAGAGCGCAGTACTCAAGGGATTGGGGATTGAGTAATGCGCTTCCTGGTGTTCTCTGACGTACATGCACACCCGTTCGTGTACGAGGCCACGCACGTTTCGTTTGAGGGGTTCCCTGGGAAGCACAATAGTAGATTAGTTGATACGTGTAACGCCCTCATAGAAGTAGCGCAGTATGCGGTACAGCACCAGGTCCAGACCGTCCTGTTTGGTGGGGACTTGTTCCACACCAGGCAGGCGGTTAGGACGCTCGCCTTCAACCTGGTTTACCACGTCATAAAGAAGCACTTCTCCGACGCGGGATTAGACTTGATCATGATCCCGGGCAACCACGACTACGCTGACCGTAACGGTGCTGTACATAGTCTGGAAACTTTGAAAAGCCTCCAAGGCGTGACTGTGCTGGACTCGGTCACGAAAATGGCGTCCCAGCAACCCGGTCTACAGATCGTGTCTGTTCCTTACACAGACAACGTGAACAAGGCTAGGGAGCACCTACAGCTTGCTGCGTCGCTCACAGCGGGCGATGAGCCTGTTGTGCTGCTGGCCCACCTAGGGACGGAGGGGGCCATTGTGGGGTCTGACTACGTTATGTTGTCCCCTAACGACATAACCGTAGACGACATCCCTCTGCGGCAGTTTGACCTGTGTCTGTTTGGGCACTACCACCAGCACCAGCAAATAGCTAAGAACGCCCACTACATCGGGGCACTGACACAGCACAACTGGGGAGACGCCAACACCACTAGAGGGTTCCTCGATATCACCCTAACGAAGGAGCACTACGGAATCACTCGGATCGAGACAAAGGCGCCTAAGTTTGTGCGCTGTGAGTCTATCGCAGAGTTGGAGGCGGTAGATCCTTCCAACTTCGTGGCACTCCGCACCGACGAGGCAGTTGACCCTGACAAGCTCAGAGAACTGCACCCTACCTTAAAAATAGAGATAAAAAAGCAGGACAAGGCCGGAATAGAGTTTAACGCCACTTGCCTAAACATCACAGCCGCGCTACAACCGTGGGTGCAGAACAACGCAGGTAGCTTGGATCCTGTCACACTGCTGAAGCTAGGGGAAGACCTCCTCAAAGAAGGACTAGGAAATGAAGTTCAAGACGCTTGAAATTCAGAATTTTGGTACGGTGGGTAAGATCACACTCAACCTAGCTAACAGGGGTCTAGTCCTAATCACTGGGCAGAACAACGACACTCCCGCCGCAGACAGCAACGGAGCAGGAAAATCACTGCTGTTAGAGGCGTTCTGTTGGTCCGTGTGGGGTGCGACTATCCGGGACTTGGAGACGGCCGACGAGGTCGTAAACCGCATTGCGAAGAAGGACTGCAAGGTCAGCATCCTGTTTGAAGAAGGCAGCAGCACCTACAAGATAGTTCGTTACAGGTTGAGCACGGAGTCTAGAAAACCTAACGACGTAGAGGTCTATTTGAATGATGAGGACATTAGTGGTCCTTCCAACAAGGTAACACAGGAGATAATCAACAGCATCATTGGTATGTCGTTTGGGACGTTCTGTGCTCTTATGCCGGGTGCAGGCGTGCCGGTGGCTAAGATGACAGACACCACCATCAAAGAGTTGTTGGAGAACATGCTGGACATTACAGCCTTGGCCCAGGCCAAAAAGGCAACAACAAAGCGCCTGGATGAAAACACCAGGGAGTGGGCAAAGACTCAAACGGAGTCAGCCCAACTGACCAAGGAACAAATCCAACTAGAACAACAGGTGCAGGAGTACCAACAAGTTTTGGATGTGTTTGAGTCTAATCAGAAAAAGAAGCTTGATGCAATAGAAGACCAGATAGTAGCCAAGAGGGCTAGACTTCTTATACTGGAAGTACTGTGCGAACAAACTACCGTGATCGACCCGGAGCCGATTAGGCGCCAGATAAGCAGTGTCACAGACAAGCTTACCCGCGTGTACGACAACATCGAATCCAACCGGGGCAAGCTGGGCCTGTTGAACAGGCAGCTAAAGGATATCACCAAAATAGGCAGTACGTGTTCCGTCTGCAAGCAGGCAGTGTCTGGTGACCACATAAATAGCTGTGCAAGCAAGACAGAAGAAGAGATCGCTGTGGTCGCCAAAGAGATTGAGACCCAGACCCCCGTCAAGCAATCCTTGTACGCTACACAGCAGCTGCTACAGGAAAGCCTCCAGCAGGCTCTACAGCAGCAGGCTGAGTACACACGGTACTCGTTTGAGCAGATACAGCTGAGGGCCGCCCTAGCCCAGCTGGACAAGGACAAGCAGGCTGTGCAAGCAGACGAGCCGATGTACAGCCAATGGATTGCGTCGCACTTGGACAAACTGCGGGTGATAAAAGCAGCATTGTCCGCCTCGGAGGAGAAGGCAGCGACCCACAAAGAACTAGATGCGCAACTACAGTTTTGGAAAAAAGGGTTCTCAACCCAGGGTATCCGTAGTTATTTGTTGGACAACATCATTCCCGTCTTGAACGAACGAGCGGATTACTACGCGACCATCTTGACAGGTGACGAGATGTCAGTTAGGTTTAGCACCAAGTCAGAGTTAGCTGACGGATCTACGAAGGAGAAGTTCTCCATCCGGGTGGAACAGCGGCACGGGGGAAGCTCCTACGGGTCCAACAGTGAGGGAGAGAAGTCCCGGGCCAATCTAGCGATAGCGCTGGCAATAAGTGATTTGGCGTCCTTGCACAGCCACAAGAGTATCGACTTCCGGTTTTGTGACGAGGTGTTTGACAAGCTGGACCAAGCAGGCCAAGCGGCGGTTATGAAACTACTGCAAGTACTAAAGGACAAGTACCCCACAGTGATGGTGGTAACACACCAGGACTCGTTCAAGGAGCTTTTCCAGAACACGATTCAGGTTACTAAGTACAACGGTATCTCCACCTTAGAGGAGGTGTAGTATGGCAGCAGCTAATCCCACACCAGTGGTAGACATGACCACGAGTGAAGTCTTTTTCAAGTCCGCAGCGGATCTCACTAGGTCTATTTTCCTCAGAATCAACGATGAACTAGCCCCTGAGTTGGACGCATTTATGATCGAGGTTGACGGAGAACTCCAGGGGCTGGACTCCAAGCAGGTGGCCACGCTATTGTTATCCATTTCGATAGGCAAGGCGCTAGGTCCGAAGGCGATGCTGCTAAAGAACTCGTTGGACCGCGCAGTCAGTGTTACGAATGAAATAGAAGCCCTTAGCTACGTAGTAAACAACCTAAACAACGAAGTACTCTACAAACTTGATTTAAGCCTACTAAAACGATATGGGTTCAAAACGAAAAAAGCCGTTTGAAACGTGGCACATAGTCCCCTACGCCACATTCGTGCGTGACTTACCGCAACGGAAGTTTGTAGGCTACTGTGGTGTTGCGTTACGGATCTCACAACCTGAAACGACTTGGACTGTTACCGACAGCACCTACAGCCGGGTTAGGATTAGATGCCCGATCTGTAGTGGAGCGGTTGTTTTGGAAGAGCTAGGAGAGGCTAAACTATGAGACTGATTGGGATAGTAGGACAAGCAGAATCAGGTAAGGACACAGCAGCTGACATCTTTGTGGAGGACGAGAGCTTCGCTAAGATTGCGCTAGCCGACCCGTTGAAGCGGTTCCTTCTAACAGTGTTTGAGTTTGACCACAACTCTGTATTTGGTCCGTCCGAGTTTCGTGGAACACAGTTCCCTATGCCTGATTTCACTGCACCTGAGGTGAGGGACGATGTAACCTACGAAGCACTAAACCAGTTTAGCACAAGCCGTCGCATCCTTGATTGGTTGGACGCTTTCTCAAAAGGCAGAGAGACTGTGTCCCCCAGGGACGCTCTGATTTCGTTGGGAACAGACTGGGGTAGGAAGCTTGGGCCTAACTTGTTTATTGACATTCTAGCCAATCAAATCGTTGCACTAAACGATAAGTCGCGTATAGCATACTCCAAGGACAAGGGCGCTGTCGTAGAGCGCTATTCGTCTACCTACAAGGGGGTAGTCGTCCCAGACGTTCGCTTTGAGAACGAACTGAACTTCATAAAAGAAAATAACGGCATCTTAATCAAGATTGAGCGCAACACTACTCTGGTGAAGCCCTTCTCAGGTCACGCGTCAGAATCCGACCAAAAAGCGTTTGCACCTGGGCTGTTTGATGCTATAGTCGTCAACGATGGGAACCTCAGTGACTTCAAGGCCAAAATTGACCTACTGGTGTACCAGTATGTTTAACAACCTATGTAACATAGCTCTTACTGTCTACTATGTAGACACAGCCCTGCTGTGTCTAGCGCTGTGGCTGTACCCTAGCTACTTCCTCCTACTCACTACGCTAATGGTTCTAGCTACAGTAATCCTAGGTGTTGCTGCTTTCTTACACGGTGAAGCGAAAAAAGAAAAAGAAACAAGGAGAACAACATGACCGACAACGACGAAACCCCTAAGAACGATGCAATCCCCCGCGCTATTTCTGGCTTGATATTTGAGCAGTTACAACAGTATGACAGATTCAATATGTTCATACAGTCCAACTACCATATCTCGTTGATGAAGAACGATGAGGACAAGCGAATCGAGGTTATCGTCGAGGAGATCCTGGGGGCTGTTGCAACAGAGAACCTAGTGACTCGTGTCAAAGACCGTAATGCCAAGCGTAAGACCGGTAACATCGTTATTGCCAAGGCAGACGCACTGACCAAGCTAAAGAACTAACATGAAGATCCCTATCAAAATAGGCCAGCGTTATGGCGCTTGGGTTGTTTTGAAAGAACTCGGGTACAGTAGTAAGTACCAGTGCCAGTGTGACTGCGGTATCACGTCTCCCTGCCGTGCTTATGACCTGGCCCAAGGGAAGACCCGGAGTTGCAAGCAATGCACAACTAAGCAGCGATCAGGCGCCGCGCTGATGTCTCACGACCCAGCATACGGGTGCTGGGGGCACATGGTGTCTAGGTGTACAAACAAATCCAACAAGGACTACAAGAACTACGGCGGACGAGGCATCCAGGTCTGTGACTTGTGGAAAGACTCATTTGAGACCTTCCTCATGCAGATGGGACCCCGGCCTAGCGTCTACCACTCGTTAGAGCGGTTAGACGTTAATGGGAACTACGAGGCAGGTAATGTCACGTGGGCTACTGTTGCCGAACAATCAGTTAACAAGCGCAGTACTGTACGCATTACCATTGAGGGGGAGACTAAAGCCGTCTCAGAGTGGGCAGAGGACCCACGGTGTGTTGTTACTGCTAAGGTGGTCTACAAACGGATAGAAAGAGGCTGGGATCCAGTCAAAGCGGTACTTACACCAACCAAGGGTAAATAACATGAAAAAACTAATACAATGGTTTAAAAAGGTGCTTAATACCGCGGTGGTAGCTGAGGTACCCCCTGGGACTACTATCGTAGGCGGGGACTTCGTAAGGGAGAAGGAAGGGGGCCTTATTGGAAAAGTGAGGACCCCCCTCAGCACCCGTAGCTGGGTGTGGGTAGATTATATAGATCCTGCTGTGGAATCACTACAGTACCATAGTACAGCCCAGCCTCTTTTTGAAAAAATAACAGAAGAAGAGTACGATGCTGCTAAAAAAGTGTGGGACGACCATACCGAGCGTAAAACAGAAGTACAGCGACGAAACTTCAACAGGTTCTGTGATAATATCATTGGTACCTTTAGAGGAAATCCCCACATACATTTTGTAAAAAGTAGCCGGTCTAACACGCTAACAGTCTACATGGTAGGAGGCCCAGGGGTACGTTATCGCTGGCGACAGGCAAAATTTCACACTGCCCTAGGCGCAGAAGAGTGCGCCAAGTACGAACTAGGTGAGATCGAGCGTATCATTGATATGTTAGCACGTACGAAGGCTTCTAAAGGCATATACGACTCACATATCCCTACGCTGTCCCCCAGCTTGGTTTTCGGTGTGTTGAGGGAAATTAACAACCAACCACCCGAATTTAAGACTGAGCTAGACTGCCCTGGTACAGACGTACCAGAAACCCCTGGACGTGCCCCGAACCCAGAAATAGAGGACCCTGTCAATGACTAAGAAAGCAGCCAAGCAGGCCACTAAGAAGGGCATAAATAGCCGTCAAAAAGGTGCCCGGGGGGAACGGGAGGTCTGTAAGGTGTTTGCTGAGTGGTGGGGGGCTGAGTTTAGTAGGACGCCTCTTAGCGGCGGCTGGGCCACTGCTAAGACCCGCGACAGCGTAAACGCGGCAGGGGACCTAGTGTGCTCTGATACTCGTTTTCCTTTCACAGTAGAGTGTAAGTTTGTGGAGGGGTGGTCGTTTGAACAGCTACTAACAGCACCAAAGTGCAACTTCTATAAGTGGTGGGATCAGGCCGTAGGAGAGACGCCGGAAGGAAAGATGCCCTTATTGGTGTTCACTAAGAGCAGGGCACCCTGGTTCTTTGCCACATTTTCCGAAAATCTCCTGCCGCTCGCTGTTAGAGGCGTCACCATTAGTACACACATACAAGAGCGGTCTGTTACAATAGGCCTACTAGCAGACTTACTCACACCCGAAAATATGCTGTACAGCACCCACCTGTATACCAAACGACAGCCGTAAGGAGCCCCAGTGACTGAAGTACCAAAGTGCCCTAAATGTAAGAAGGCCTTAATCCGTTGTAAGTGTAAGGAGAACGACCTATGAAACCTGGTGTAATCGTAGGTATTGTACTTGCTGTTGTTTTTGCTGTGGCCGCCATCTACGCAGTGTCCGTCCTAGGAGTAGCAGCTGCCCCCTACCTATGAAACGTATAGCCTTCACAATAGGTGGAGATCACGGGGCGTTGTATGATGTACGCGACCGCCTAATCAAGCTGGGCTACTGGCTTGTCCCTGAGGGTAGTACCGACCCAGCCCCTGACTTCCGTGTATACGGTGGAGCCCCCTACGAGTACAACGGGGATATCGACATAGCCTGTCTACTAAGGGAATGTCCTGACTTCCGTGTCCCTACGATAGTTCTGTCTAGTGGGGATGTCTATTCCGACGTTGAGGACAAGAAGGTTCCGTTCAAGGAGGATGACATGTTAATCGTCCCCTCGGTATACGACAGTGATTTGTGCAACGTGTTGTATTCCCTGATAGCAGAGAACTACTTTCTAGAAGCAGGTGGCCAGACGCTAGTGCTCCGTACGTTTAACCTGTACGGGGCAGGGGCCAAAGGGACCATCCGGAATATGTTCCGGCGTCTCGATCGGAAGGAACAGATAGTAATACCTCCCCCTGGGTACCAAGTCAACACGTGGTTGCACATTGACGACTTCCTCTCCGCGATAGAGAAGTTAATACCCAAGTTCCTAAAAGGGGCACAGGGGGTGTACAACATCGGGTCCAAGGAGGAAATCAGCTACAACCGACTGGCTGACTCCGTTTGGCAGCTTGTGCATACCGATGGGTCTGCTACACTCACTACGCCTAATCCAAGGTGGGTGCAGCCCTGGTACACAGTACCTGACATTACTAGAATCCAAGCGTTGCTTAACTGGAAGCCACAAATATCAATACGGAAGGGATTGTGGATGCATGTTAACCAAAAAACGAATGTATAGGGGAACGTGGGCTAACCACATTTCTGAGGGCGGTAGACTTCTGTGTGGTAGGCCGTTCTACGCCCAATACCCCACGGCGTACACTGACGGTTCGGGGCGTAGGCCGTTTCCTAGCATTTCCTACGGTACTCTAGCGAGTTACAGCAGACTAACAATCAACTGTGCAGATTGCTGTGCAATTCTACCATTAAGACAACTAAGGAGTGTTCAACTATGACTAAAGCTGGCGGACAGGTAGGACCGAGAGTAAAGGGAGTCAACGATGACCGGTGCTCCCCAGAATCAGTATTATCCGTGGTGCGTATGTTTGCGCCCATCACACTGGACCCCTGTTCTAACCCACACAGCACTGTAGGAGCCTCTACAAGCCTCTCGTTGGAGAACGGGGATGACGGGCTGGTAGCTGACTGGGAGGCCCTTGCAGGGCAACCTGGGTTGGTTTTCGTGAACCCCCCGTGGTCCTCCCTTTATCCTTGGGCCAGGAAGTGCGTGCGGGTATCCATGGATACTTTCTTCCGTACAGAAATCATATGGCTGGCCCGCGCTGAGAGCGCCACAGAGTGGTCACAACTCCTCCATAGGAACGCCTCCGCTATGTGCATGTGGTCAAAGCGTGTAGGATACCCCAAGCCAGGGGACACGGGCAAGATCACCAATGATGTCCAGAGTAGTATGTTGTTCTACTTTGGTAACAGGGTGGACAGGTTCAATGAGATGTTTAGGCCCTATGGGATTGTGTACAAGAGGCTACCGTGACAAAGCTGTGCTTTATTTCAGACACTCACACTTACCACGATCAAGTACACATACCTGAATGTGACATTCTGGTGTGTAGCGGGGATTTTACGTTCAAAGGAGAACCCAGGGAACTGATAAGCTTTAACTCTTTCATCCATGATTTAAAAGAGGCCAAAACCATAAAGAAGTGCGTCGTGACATATGGCAATCACGAGGTTATGACGGAAAAAGACCCTTGGGGGATGGCGAAGCTGTATCTGCCTGCGTGTGAACTGTTGCATAGGAGCGATGACGAGATAGAGGGTATTAAGTTCTACGGCCTCCCGGATCAGCTTCCGTTCTTCAACTGGGCGTACAACTCCTCGGAGGAGAAGATTGCAGGCTTCTTGAAGTGGGTACCGGATGACGTAGACGTTGTTGTGTCACACGGGCCTCCTTATGGCATCCTGGACCGTAACAGGGAAGGACAGCCCTGCGGCTCACACGCACTCCGAGATTGGATAGAGGAGCACCAACCAAAAATATGTGTTTTTGGTCATATCCACGAAGGAGCCTCAGCCAATCAGGGAGTAACACTACTTGGCCGTACACTGTGCATCAACGCATCAACATGTACTAGGGAATCCAAGCCCACGAACAAACCAATTGTGGTGGATGTGGTCTAGCACAAAACGCCCTTCTGTGCTACCCTTTGCACTCCATGGTGTTTAAACGGGTATTCACAGACGCTGAAGGTAATGCCCAGATTCCGGGGAACGTGGACATCATTGGCAGGCTCACTGTTATGGGGGCCAACGTAGGCCCGGGACTCGGTTCCGGAGACGTGACAGGCCCAGGAACGGCGACAGCAGACGCTGTGGCGCTGTTTGACGGGACTTCTGGACAGCTGATCAAGAACTCCACTGTGACCGTTTCTGTCACAGGAAGTATTACTGTGCCCCCAGGAGAGACTGTAGACGGGCGTGACATAAGCGCAGACGGGTCTACAGTGGATTCGCATACAGCGAACACCAGCAACCCACACGGTACTACCGCAACGCAGGTTGGGTTGGGTAACGTCACTAATAACGCACAGTTAACCAGGGGTTCGGGCGACTGGACTCCCTTTGGCGTGAAGATGGCACCCAACTCCAGTGATTATATTCTCATTGAAGACACAGCGGACTCAGGCGCTAAAAAAAGGGCAGCCTTCCCGACTGGTGGTGACGTGTTCGGGCCAATCGGGGCTACTGATGAAGGTATTGCCCGGTTTGACGGAACTACCGGTGAGCTACTCCAAGATAGTAACGTCACTATTAGCAACGCAGGTAACATTACCCTACCGGGTAGTGCTACGGTTGACGGGCGTGACTTAAGCGTAGACGGCACTAAACTTGACCTCATAACCGTCACTCAGGCTGTTGATTTAGACCAAATGGAGACTGATCACGAGGTGTTCAAGCAGCCGCTGTCCACAGGATTTGAGGGGGCTCCCCCGGTCCTAACAGTCAACGGCAACGGCGTCTCGTTCGATATGTCTGCCTGTGCAATCGTCCACGTTGACAGTTCGACGAACCCGCCCACAGTGACGCGGAGCGCGGTCCCCGCACAAACGGCAGTGGCCCCCGCGTTTCTTGCAACCGGCGTGGTCTCCTACATATCGATCGATTCCACAGGAGCAATCGCCCAACGGGCGATGATTTCCACGCCCCAGCAACGGAGGGAATATGCGAGCGTAGGCGCGATCTCCCACCGCGATAATATCAACGTGGACGGGGCCATAAACGCGCCAACCCACAACCACGATGTGGCGGCCCAGGTCCACGATTTGATTTCAGCGTTGGGCTTCTTTAGCACGGGCGGGAATCTGGTCTCCGGGCTTGCTACAACCCTAACGATTGCGAAAAGTAGCGGGACGGGGTTCGCTCTCAATATCAATCCGGCCAACCCGAAGGATCCACATAGCACGGCCATTGCGGGGGCAAGTCCGGCGTTTCTGATCCACCTCCTCCAGGACGGGACGATCGTAAGCGCTAGCGCGACCATTGACCCCACGGTTTACGATCTCGCCGGGGTGGCTACTACGGTCCCCGCGAACAAAAACGCCACGATAAGTTACGTTTATTTATTCTCCAACGGATCGATGGTCTATCTGATTGGCCAAGAGGTGTTCGCGACCTTTGCCGACGCCAAGGACGCGGCGGGCACTGAAACGATTGTCCTGCCACCCGATCTTGCGACCGGTGCGCTGCTGCTGGCCCGCGTGATCTTGAAGAAGAACGCCACGGACATCACGGACCCCTCCGAGGCTTTCATTCTGCCGTCCGCAGCAATTGCCGCTGGCGGGTCGAGCGTCACAAGTCTTCAGGAGGCTTACGACATATCGCTAGAGCCTGAGATCCTGACCGACTCCACGCGGGGCGCGCTGACGCTTCGGCGAGGCTCCGCTGCTGACACGGACACGATTCTTGAAGGCCAGAACGCGGCAACGGCGGTAACGTTTTCCGTCACGGGCGAGGGTGTGATCACGGCGGATTCTTTTGCGGGTGCGGGTATCGCAACTCAAGTGGAAGTGGACGCAGGCACGAACGATACAAGGATCGTAACGCCCCTAAAGTTGCGAACCGCGGCCCCCACGGCCCACACCATAGCCAGTCACTCAGACACTACGGCTACCGGGGCCGAACTGGAGACCCTAACGGATGGGAGCAATGCGGATTCCCTCCACACCCATGCCGTGGCGGGAATCTTTGGAGTGAGTGGCCTTACAGACACGGACTACTACTCCAGCTCTATTTCTAATCCATTCGCGGGACAAACACTTCTGACTTGTGTTGCTCTTGTAGAGATGAATAAAAACATTGGCGACGAACAAGTTATTTTCTCATCGCACGACTACGACAGCGTCGGTGGCCTAAACAGCGGCGTGAGCTTTGCTTTGTTTGGCAATGGAGGAATAAGTCCGCGTATTAGATACTGGGACAACGGCGGGACTCAACGGATCACTGGAGCGAGTTGGCCATCGGGACTTCCGTACACGCGAAAACTATGTTTGGTCGCGTTAGAAGTGGATTTCTCGACTGCAGATGCTGACTACATGCTTTACGTAAACGGCGCTTCCGTCGCTAACGGTTCCACTGCAGGCGCGGGCGGCGCGCTTCCCGCGGGTTCGGGTTCAAACGACCTTCTTGTGGGGCGAAATACAGCGGGCGAAACATGGCCGGCGGAAGGTTTGACTATATACGGGTTCGGCTGGAGATTTGGCGCATTCAATACCCCGGCCCAACATTCAGCTTGGTATGAGACTGTAATTGACGCCTTAGAGCTGTCAGATTCTCCAGCGGGATTGAATAGTCTATATATCATTAGTGGTTCTGATCCTGGAGCTACGTGGAGCCCGACGATTGGTTCTGGGAGTTTGACAAGAGAGGGGACCCCCGTGTTTGGTTCCCGCGCCGTGTATCCAATGTAGTTGCGTTGAACACCGACAGCCCTGGCGAACGCCACGAAAGCACCTCCGGTGATCTATGGGTAAGATAAAAGCACGTGGCTTCCTAATTAGCCAACATTAGTAAAAAGGGGAAAAATGGAACAAACAAACGAGGGTGTACCAGGCTTGCAACTTAGCGAGCTTCAAAGGGTTAAGCTAGAACTACTAACCCTAAAGATAAACAACATCAACGAGAGTATCTGTAAGCCTCTACTGGACGAGGTAAGGGTGAAGATTAATACTGAGTTGGCAAACAACAAGGAGTTCCTCCGGTTAGAGGAGGAGCGTAACACCCTGGTTGACCAAATAACAAAGGAGTTGGTTGTACCTGAAGGTAGCCGTGTATCCTCCATCGCAGTTGATACAGGGGTTGTTACACTAGAGTAGGGTTTTCTTGTAGCTTTGTTCACTCCATTTTGGTAAAATATAACACTACTGTAGCGGGGGATGTTTTGAATACACGGAGTAGTACATGCGAGCGCTCGTTCTCAGTGGTGGAGGAAGCAAGGGACAGTACCATGTAGGAGCCTTGGAGCACCTACTAGGTGGCTTGGGCCGTAAGTATGATATTGTGTGCGGGGTGTCCGTTGGCGCCTTAGTGGCTGCGTACGTATGCCAGTATGCTGTGGGAGAAGAGTGGCAAGCGTCAATAGACTTGACTAACCTCTTCCTCTCGATAGAGAACAAGCACGTGTGGCAGAACTGGTTCCCGCTGAAGCAGCTACACGGATTGTACAAAAACAGCTATTTCGACAGCAGCCCCCTCGCTGATACCATCAATAAACACTTGTGTTTAGACAAGCTAAGAACTTCTGGTAAGCAGCTACGAGTGGGGGCCACTTCGTTAAACACAGGGGAGTACCGTGTGTTCACTCAGAATGACCCTGACCTGCGGCTGGCAGTACTGGCCTCTGCCTCATTCCCGGGTGCCTTTTCTCCTGTAGTTATAGGAGGGGAACTCTGGAGTGATGGAGGGATTTGTACTACTACCCCTATCAAAGCTGCTGCTGACGCAGGGGCTACTGAGGTGGACATAATCCTTGCTTCTCCTTCCTTCGCTCCGCACAGGGCTGACAAGGCTCCGCGAGCACACGAAGTAGCGATGCGTGCTCTGGAAATACAGTCGGTAGCCAAGATGAACAGTGACATCGACAGAGCACTGTATTACAATGAGCTAATAGGTGCCGGTTTTATTAAAGGCAAAACACACATAAAGTTCAACATCATCAAACCTGATGGTGTGTTAACTCATAACGCCTTGCATTTTTCTCCAAAAGAAGCTAAACTGGTGCAGCTACAGGGGTTCAACGACGCTCGTAAGATTTTATAGGTAAAGGCCCAGAATGACGATCAACACTGATTTCGAGATCCAGAACGACAAGGACATCCGCTACATCGGCGCCGCTCATGGTGCTTCCGGAGCCGGGTACTACACCGTTTTGGAGCTTCACCGATGGGCTCAAGACTTGGCCGATGACGCTGCGGCGGCGGGCGATGACCTGATGGACATCACACGCGAAACTCCGTCAGACAAAGCTTTCGACACGATCATCAACCTGATCAACGCCTTCAACATCGACGACACCGCAGCGGAGCACCTTTACGGCGGCTCGGTCATCCAGACCAACGGCGATGAGATCTACGACGGTGTCCAGATCGTTGCGAACGCGGGCGTCCATGTCGAGATTGTTCAGGACGGCGCGATCATCGTAAACGACTTCTGGAACACGATTCCGTTTGGCTCGTCCAACAAAGGATTGAACCCAGACGTTCCCACGGGTACTGCGGCCCGCTTCATGGTCAAGGTCCGCACGGCAGCAGCTGACCTTGACGGTCGTCGGTTGCTCTTCCAGACCCGCGAGTGGGGCTTCACCTATTCAGAGTTCCGCATTCCAGGCACGGGCCGTGGACTCAACGTCGTTCCCCTGACCTACGCAGACGATCTAAACAACGTGACGGCGTCGGGAACCGTTGCGACTTGGACCACGATCACGAACATCACAGAGGGCTACGCCGGGATCGACGTGAACAATGACGCGGCGGACGAGTTCTACTACTCCGAATGGGACCGCGACACATTCACGATCAACCAGTTTTACGAGCGCATGAAGTACCTCACCCGGCGCGGTACGGCTGAAACGATCTACGGCCTGAACGGCGAGTTGTTCCGAGGCATCACCCACCAGATCGCGGTGGACACCCAGGGCGCCACGGACTTCATCGCAGTCGAGGAAGTATCCTGGACGGGCGGCACTGGTCGCATGTTGGCGATCGACGACCTCAACGCGTCGACCGCGATGTGGATTCAGTTGCTAACCGGCGTTGCGCCAACAGACGGCCAGACAATCACTGGCGCCACCAGTGGCGCAACGTGTGATGTAAACGTGACGATCACGGACAGGACGCTTTCCTTTCCGTTCTGTGGTGTTTCTACGGGGTCTGCCATCATCGGCGCCTACGGCTTCGGAATCGAAGCCTTGGATCTGGCGGCGTCCGACAAGGTCTTTGACCTCACCAACACGCAGCGTGTCGCTCCGAACTACGTGGCCTTCACGGTGGGCGGCATAGTCAGCGGCGAGGACTACGTCCTGGTCACCCCGGCGGATGGCAGCGCAATCGACCTTGACTTCTTCACGCTTGACGGGGCGCTCGTCGGTGGCGCGGTAACTGCCGTGGTCGTCGTCGAAGCAATCCCCGCCGATACGCCAGCGACAGGCACCATCCGCATCCTGCGAGCCAACGGCGCGTACTCCCGCCACGCATACTCGGCATACAACGCAGGCACCCGTACGTTCACGATCGCCTCGCACGACTTCAGCACGAACAACGCAGCGAACCTTGCAAACTGCTTTCCCAGCTACATCGACAAGCTTGCGGCGGCGACGAGCGAGGCATTCACGGCGATCTATGGCTCCGACCGGGGACTATTCGTCCGAGTCCGAGACGGAGGCATCACGCCGATCAAAACCTTTGAGTCAACAGCTACTCTCGGCAGTGCCGGCGGTTCGGCTACGGCTGTCAGAAACTCTGACGCGTAAGACGGGGGGCTGCGGTGGCAACATTCACAGTCACGACAGCACAGAACATAGATGAGCTTGCGTCGAAGGCCGGAAACGACACCTACAACGTCAACGGTGGATTCCTCACCGTCGATCAGGACAGCCGCTATGGGCTGAACCAGACCACGAGTGCCATTCTTGGCGCCATGACCCTGTCGGCCACGCTGGGCGGCACCGTTGAGTTCAACGCGACGAAGGTCAGGCTGATCCCCTACGACGCAGGCGGTGGCAACGTCCCAGCGTTGAACACTTCGATCACTGGCGCCGCCGGTTCGGGAAAACTGATCGCAGTCTACGCAACGCTGACATCGGCACCCACAGCCGTTGCGTCTCCGATGCCAGCCGCCGGATTCATCAAGATCAAACAGTGGAACGACGGAGCCTACGTCGATAACGAGGCGCTAGGTGGACTTACCGCAACGGTTGACGGCACAGACCGGGTGGGCTGGATCGAGATCGTTGGAGGCGATACCAGGAGCGTCACTGTCAACCGGCTCTCCACTTTTCGGGTTCGCGGCGAGTGGTATGACCTCGGCACAACCGATGGCGCGCGTGCGACGACGTACCAGATGCCGACGAATGGCAGCACGGTCAACTACTTCCCAGGTGTGTGGGTCGAGACTGCGGCCAGCTCGGGAGTCTACGAGTTCTACCCGTGTGCAGGGTCAGCTGCGGCCTTGATCACGGTATTCGCGACCGATGAGTTTCGCGGCAGGGTGTGCTGGGTCACGACCTCAACGGGCGAGGTCCGGTTTGGTCACGACGGCGCGAATCTAACTGGTGGGTTTATCCCGGAGACAGGCCGCAAGATTCGCGTGCCCAACATCTTCTTTGTCAACGCGACGCTCGCCGCACCAACGGTCAACGTCCTGCCGGCGGCGTCGCTTGGAAATCGTTACGAGTTCAACACCAGCGGCGGCGGCGTTCTCGACATCGACAAGGTACTGTGCAACTGGTACCTCAACATCCTCCAGGCCTACAGCGTGACGCTGTCACACGTCGGGGTCATGACGGCCCTTGTTGCCAACGAGACCGCGACGTTTAGTGTTTGGAGCCACGTCGGGGTTGGGCAGGAGGCGGCCAACACCCAGAACGGACTCACGCTGGGACGCACTTTCGCGGGCGGCACGCTGACGGACTGCGTTTGGACTCGCGCGAACGCCAGCACCGGGATGGTGCTCACCGACGCGGGCGGGTTCACATTCGTTCGTGTGCGCACGCACACCTTCGGAAGCATCCGGTCTAGTAGCAGCGGCAGCATGAGCTGCACTCGCGTGAAGGACTGCACGTGGGAGGATTGTACTTATATCGGCGGTCGCGTGCTTCTCACGACTTGTTTCGATCTAGCTTTCACCGACACCCACTACGCGGACAACACGCGCGGAAACACGATCAGCACGCAAGTGCAGTACATGTTCGACTGCGCCTCCGGGACAAAGGGCGTCACGTTAGACGGCGCAGACTTCGCAGGGTTGTTGTTGACTCAGCCGTACAGTGGAATCCTGAGGGTGGCATCGGGGAGCGAAGCCATCAAGCTTCGCAACATCGGAACAGCGGCGGAACCGCAGTCACTGGGATCGGCGCAGCGTGACTTGGTGGCGTGGACACGCGTCACGACGACCGCGACAGTTACCAGCGTTGCTCACGGACTCGAAACCGGAAACTACGTATACGCCGTATACTCCAACAGTATTGCGGCGATCATTGTTGGCAACAAGCAGGTCACAGTAACTGACGCCAACACATTCACGTTCACATGCCTCAACGCGGGTGCAGCATCGGGCACGATTAGCTACTGGGGCGTGATGTCCAGCAACCTTTTTGTCGTCTCAAACGCGTCGTCAGCTAAAAACATCCGGGTCCAGCGCTGCTACACACAGCACACACGCTCCACCAACTCTTTCTTCACGGTGGACAACAGCTCCAGAGGTTTGGTTTTAGAGAACGTGCCGAACGCGTTTTCTAGCTTGTTTGTTACATCAGCCCTCAACATGTCGATCCGTGGCGGGTCGGGCACTTCGGCGTTGACGGCTCAAACGTCAGTCTACGGGACGCACTGGCTAGACTGGCTAAGCGGCAGCGTGACACCGAACGTCGCGGCTCAGTCGTGGACACGCGCCACGACGACCGCGACAGTTACGTCCACGGGCCACGGGATACGAACCGGCCGCCAAGTACTTGTGACCGTGACCAGTGACGTGGCGGCGATCGTGCTCGGGCTGAAGACGATCACGGCAGACGACGCCAACACATTCACGTTCACATGCCTCAACGCGGGTGCGGCATCAGGGACTCTCACGTTCGTTCCGTTGGTGGCCCAAATGGCCCTGATGATGAACGAGGAGACGGCCGAGACTGCCTCCCAAGTCACGATTGAATCAGGGACGCCGGGGTTCACGTCGAGGGGCAATCTGTCGATGCCCACCATCGGGGACCGCGTGATGTTTGAGCAACCCGACTACGTGATCGGCCACACCGGGTTTCCGATCGCCGAGCCGGTAATGGCGGGTGGTGTGACCAACAACCACGACCTCAAGTATGCGATCGACTTGAACGACGGCGCAGGGTTCAGCGCATATAAGAATTTGCGTTACACCCGACTGGGCGGCGGCGGCAGTGCGGCTTCCACGACTGTCACAATGACCTCAACCACCGGAGTCGCAGACAATGACTACATCTTCGGCACAGGCGTCGCACCGCTGGCCTACGTCGTGTCTGTTGATAGTGGAACCGATATCACGGTCAGCGCGGTAAACACCGCCACCGTTTCGGGGACGCTTAGATTTTGCCAGTTGCCGTCGCAAACCGGGATTGATGCCGAGCTTGGTTTCAAGCTGCGGGCGACGATTGAGACTGTGGTCACTAGCACCTCCGCGATCAATTCGCTGTATTGGTTCACGACCACGACCGACGTATCCAGGGCGTACCAGTACCCACTCGACCTCGCGCCCGTGGTGGTGAAAGTATACGACGCAGTCACAGGCGCCCCAATCGAAGATGTTCGCATTAGGCTTGAGGCAGCAGCGGGCGGCCCAGCGACACCCGGTGATCTAATCCTCACGGGCACCACAAACGTATCTGGCGTGCTGTCCGGAGTCGTCTCATTCGTAGGCGACCAGCCGGTTTCTGGGCGGGTGAGACGCGCCACCGCTGGGCTTGGCACGCGATACAAGGCAGGTATAATCTCGGCCACGATCACGCTCGACGGGATGGACGTGACCGCCCTGCTGATTTCGGACGAATAACCAATGCCGGTCGTCAACGAAACCGCGAACTTCTGGCCCTACGACACGAGCTACACGCCGACGCCACCACTGGACCCGTTGGGGTTCGTGTACATCGGCGGAAACTTTGAGCTTGAGTTGGTCGAACCCGGCACACCGATCACCATCACGGGCACTGAGCCGGGCTTCGGGGCTGGCGTGTGGACCGGGCTCGTAACGACTTCCAATCTCGACTACATCGGATTCACGCCCGACGACACCGAGTACATGGGTGATGGTTCCTCGGCGTGGGACGAGTACGCACTGGCAGCCGCTGGCGGTGCCTGCACCATAAGCTTTACGCGGCCCGACGACATCTACATCGACTGGATCACGGGCATCATCCACGTCCCGCGTGCGTTCCTAAACCTCGTAGCCGGCACGCTGTACCAGCTAGATACTGATGCTCTGCGGTTGGTGCTGAAGGAGATTGAGGACTCCGAGGAGGGCGCGACGTTCCCCGACACGCACCGACACAACACCCAGTACACAGTGGCTGGCGTTACTTATGCGCGGTCGATCGAGATCATCAACGGGTACTCGGTGCACTTTGAAAACGGGCTGTATTCTGCGAGCTTGATCGGCAGCAACAACAACCTTTTCGATGTGCAAGCTGGCATCCTTGTGCAGAACGCTGTCCAAGTAATCCCGAACAACAGCGCCGGGTTGATTGTGTCAAACGCCACAGTGGTGGCGCCGACACAGCAGCAGATCCGCGATGCCATGAAGCTAACCCCAACAGCGGGTGTACCTAGTGCTGCCAGTTTGGACATCCTTCTCACTGAGTTGCACAGGATCCTAGGACTGGACCCCGCAGCACCGTTGCAAGTGGCTAGAACAGCTAAGACGGCTGGAACTATCACGCAGACGATACAAGAGGATGTACCAGTAGTGGGGCGTGTTACTATAACACGAACAAGCTAATGCCCTACGTACTGAACGACCCCTTCAGTGTGGCTACACTAGGGTGGTTGACCCACAGTTCCTTGGGTATTGGTACCCTTGGATACATATTTGAAGTAGAAGTAGACGCTGCTACAGCTGCGTCTGATGGTTGGTTCGTTAGATTGAATGTAACACAGCCTTTGACAGGGCCGCTGTCTTTCAAGGATGCAGATGAACTGGCGCGCAAGCTGAGTGACACACCAGGCCTAGGTAACTTGGCGCAAGTGTGCTCCTACGTCGGAGCCAGACCGGGTGACCCGAGGGTTACTCCCGCACTAAAGGTGTCCTTTATCTACTTACGTGGGCAACGTGTGGCCGCAGGTAGACGAGCAGAGATGCTGTCTAAGACACAAGGCCCACCTACAGGATAAACTATGCCCTATTCGTTACCGTACAAAGTGTGGAGAATCATAACTTGGGAAGGAGTTGAACTTCTTCCAGAGCCTGTAGACTTTCCAACAGCTGAGAGGTATGTTATAAGAGTTTCTAGGGATGTAGAGGGACACGGACTCTTGTATCTGGCTGTTAATTCTGGTTCTAGACCAGGAGACCCTACACAAAATAATACTAGACTTTTCGTGTGTTTCGGGTATATTAAGGGAAAACGAACACTAGGCGGACGCATGGCACAATACAACTTTGACCGTGGTCTGCAACCGCCTCCGTAGGAGCACATGAATAATAAATACAGGGAAGAGGAATACGAGGGTCTGTACGCTCCGTATGAGGAGCCCAGCGAGTCTATGTTTGACTCGCTCCATTCATACGAGTTTGAATACTGTCCCAAATGTCATTACGACGGCCCACTAGACGCAAAACGGAAAGGATATACCTGCCCTAAATGCCGGACGATAGTGCTTCCAATGGACTAGAGTGCAACACTTGTAAGGTGATTGCCAAAGAGTGGTACATGGTAGAAATAGAAGACTTATCCACACTGGAAATCATTGAATCCACTATGTGTAAGACGTGCTTAGATAAAATAAGCGACGCTATTGGTGTGGACGTTACCGAGACAGGCAGTGCTTACTTTAGCGTAGACGATGAGAATACCGTAAAACCTGTAACCAAGGTTTGGAACTAAAAGAGGGAATATGGCAAAAAAGAAACAAGATATTAAGGTACATCTAGCCACTATGGTGGACGCGATGTTGCTAACGGAGCACCCAAACAACTCAAACAAGCAGTCAAGGCACATATCCAAGGAACTGGCTAAGTCAATCAAGGAGAACGGGTACGACGAGCCCTTGATTGTGGTCAAGCGCTCAGACGGCGATGTCGGATACTACGTAGCCTCTGGAAACCACAGGTTCCGCACCGGTATGACGCTAGGTATGACAGAGTTCCCCTGCATCGTTCGGGACGACTGGGATTCCATCAAGTCTCAAGTAGAGTTGGTACGCCGAAACTATGTACGCGGCGACATTAACAAGGACGCGTTTACCGAGGCGGTAAACAACTTGGCACAAGAGTCTTCCATGGACTTTGAGTCGATTAGGACGCTCATGGGGTTTGAGGATGCCGACAAGTTTGCGGCCCTGTACAAGGAAGACGAAGAAGCCAACAGGGAAATGGGGGAACGTATCGCAGGGGGAGGCGCTCCCGGGGGAGGTGCCAACATTGTTAAGGTAATCGACGACCTCGGGGCTATGATTGCCTCCTTGCTAGAGAGGTTCGGGGATACCGTTCCCAATAGCTTTCTAATCGTGCCTGTCTCCTCTAAAAATCACATGTTTATTATGACCACCCCCGGTCTTAAAAAGGTGTTGGAGCTTATCGCAACCCAATGTGTCCAAAAGAACATGGACATTAACGTGGTAATGAGTGGCCTGTTAAATATTGGCATGGCCCACTCTGCGTTCAAGACGGACACACCAGACACGAAGATGCTCGCGACCAAGGGGGTAACTAAGGGTGAAAAGAACTTGAAGTCTATCCACGAGCTTTTGGGTACTGTAGATCCAGCCGATTCAGTAGAATAGCGCGGATGTCAAACAACCCTAACATACACATTGCTACCCCCGTTATCAAACCAGAGGACTTAACGGAGAACACGGCTAGGTTTTTAGCTAAGGACTCGTTTCCTCTGTGGGCACTGGCAAATGGGTTCAGCGTAGATGGGTCTCCGTTCAACTTTGACAATTTCAAATACATGTTTCCTATTTACGCTGATCCTTCACATGAAATTATTTTAGCCAAAGGAGCACAAACTGGTGCCACAATCTACCAGATTTTGAAGCTGCTATACCACGCTGCCACCAATCCAGCAAGCAAGAGTGCTCTGTATCTCCCCACGGATAGCCTTGTGATATCCATGATGAAGGACCGATTTATCCCCATCATCCAGTCTTCACCTGCGATTGGTCCTACGTTTGATACAAACTCAAGTCTAGCTTTGCTACAGTTCGGTAACAAGTCCAGTATTTACGCGTTCTCTGTAGCAGGTAAGTCTGCTAAGGATAGTCTACCTATTTCTGGTTTAATCTGTGTAGATGAAACGCGCCTTATCCCTGACGCCGCTATACCTCAAATACGGGAGCGACAAAGCGCCCAAATGATTAAGCGCTTCGTGACGATGTCAACTGTGGGGCTACCAGGCCAGAATATTGACCGCTTTTACAACGCAGGAACCCAACATGTTTGGCAAGCACGTTGTGGCTGCAAGGATGGTTGCGACCTTCCGAGAACCTGGCCGGATTGTGTCGCGGATGACCCCAAGCGCGGTGTTTACTACAGGTGCCCTAAGTGTTTGTGGAGGATTAACGACACCCAGAACGGGCGATTCGTCCCACATAACCCTGGTGCCCCCTACAACTCCTACCATGTGTCACAACTAAACTCTCGGTTCATGTCCTTAAAAGAGATTTGGCAATCGTACAAAACAACCACCAACATCGCGGAGTGGTGGAATGCTAAGGCGGGTCTCCCATATATTAACTCGGACGCCAGGGGCGTGACCCATGACCAACTAATGGCCTGCGTGTCCACTGAGGAGCGCTGGACTAAGAAGAAACTAGGCAACGGCTGTGCCATGGGAGTAGACCAGGGTGCTGGCTACGTCATGGTGGTTATCGCAGACATCTCACCCAGCAATGGTAAGAAGCGGATCCGCCACATCGAGATTATCGAGAACACCAACCACGACTACATGGAGAACGGCCAACGCGTAACACCGTTCAAGCGACTCCGGGAACTCATGGTAGAGTTTGATGTACGCTTGGCGTTGTGCGACGGGCTACCCAACTTCAATGACGCCCTACAATTCGCTCAGTCTCACCCTTCCCGGGTATTCCTGGCGTACTACATGAGAGACGCAAAACACGTAGTCCAGTGGTCAGATAAGAAGAAGGGGCTAGAATCCATCAGGAAAGCCGGTTCCCTACTCAGGTTCAAGTATAACGCGTTGTTAAACCGCTATACGTCTTTAGAGACCATGCTGTCTACGTGGTCCAACGGAGACGTAATATGCCCCGATCCTAACGGATTGGTACAGACGTGTATGGACGAGGGAACCAAGGCGATGATGCCAGAGGCTGTTTGTAGGCGCTTGTTCACTCACCTAACCCGTCTAATCCGTAACTACAAGGAATCCAACCCGGAGACAGGGGAAGGGCGCTACGAGTGGCTGTATACGCAAGGCGACCCCCACCTAGCCCACGCATGTAACTACTGCTTTATCGCGTTGGAGCGTATGAAGCGAACAGCCGGGTTCTCGTTCCTCTAAAGAGTCGCAGCGTTCAGCCTGGTTAGCAGTGTTAACGGGTGCTGGTCACACACAGGACAAAGTACCTGAAAGAGGTGGGCGTATTTTACAAGGCCAAGGGTCTCTGAGTCAACGTTGGCACAAGTATAACGGAAGGAAGCGCCACACAGTGGCGTTGCTGGGTACGTATCTAGACCCAGTAAGTGGCCGACTTGCGTCATAGTTCCGCCATCCCCAGTTCAATAAGTGTTACCAACTCCGACTTTTCACACAGTGGGCACAACCCACGACCAGGAGTTTGCAAAACATCTTTTATCTTTGCTAAGTTCCATGTGTCACCATGCCTGTTACCTATGTAGTAGTAGTGATCCCTGGTAATAGCCCCACAGAAACCTTCTCGCGCCTCACTCTCCTTGTCGTAATTTTCTACTGTGACTAAGTGTATTGTTATCATAGTTCCGCCATCCCCAGTTCAATAAGTGTTACTTCGCTAGATGCTTCACACAAGGGGCACAACTCCTCGAAAGGAGTTATGAGACTAGCCTTTATCCTTGCTAAGTTCCATGGGGATTGGTGCTTACCTGCACCTATGTAGTAGTAATCCTGGGTACTAGTCCCACAGAAACCTTCTTGCGGCCCCTTCTCCTTGTCGTAACTTTCTGCTGAAACTAAGTGTACTATTATCATAGTTCCGCCATCCCCAGTTCAATAAGTGTTACTTCACTAGCTGCCTTACACACAGAGCACAACTCCTGGCCAGGAGTTTGCAGACTAGTTTTTATCCTTGCTAAGTTCCATGTGCCAGAGTACCCGGCACCTATGTAGAAGTAATCGTTGGTGCTGGTCCCACAGAAAACTTCTAGCAGCCCTCCAATCTTCTTGTCGTAGGTTTCTGCTGAAACTAAGTGTATTACTTCCTTCATAGTTCTGCCATCCCCAGTTCAATAAGTGTTACCAACTCCGACTTTTCACACAAAGGGCACAACCCATAGTGATGGCTACGCACGCTAGTTTTTATCTTTGCTAAGTTCCATGGGGATTGGTGCTTACTCGCACCTATGTAGTAGTAATCGTTGGTACTAGTCCCACAGAAACCCTCCATCGGCCCTCCCACCTCCACGTCGTAGGTTTCTGCTGAAACTAAGTGCATTACTTCCTTCATTACAATGCCTCTCTAATCCTGCCAAGGAACCACGCGCGACTCTTGGAGCTAACTACCGCTCCTACGTCTTTCCGTCCCAGCCCAGAGATTTCCATACGCTCTAGTTCTTCTTTCCAAATGTCCCCTTTGATCCATTTGATGTATGGACCCAGAGAGTACTTATCCAAGGGTAGGTTATTCTCCCTTAAATAAGATACGCCCTGCTCCAACCGGGCCTCCGTAACAACCATTTCCACGAAGTCCATGATAGTGTCCGCCTTCTCCGTGGTCATTTCAATCGGGGCTTTCGCTACAGTGACCTTGTGGCGCTCTCCCTTGGTCTTAAACCAGAAACCGGGGCCAGTGTACCCTGGAGTGCTAACGTGCCACACAAGGCCCTCTCCGATGCCCGTAGCGCCATTCAGCTTGGCATAGGGACACTCGTTCTCCACCTGCTGTGTGATGGCGTTCAACTCGGTCGCTACGTTCCCTGCGTGGGACATGTCTGCAATGATGGTAAAGACACCTGGAGACGTGATTGTGTCAATACCGGCATCAGGGGTCCACAGCCGGAGCTTGGTAATGTCAAACCAAGTATTACTTGTAAGTCCTTTCACCGCAAAGTAAACAAAGCGCTTACTAAGTGTGCTAATACCTACACCCTTTTGAATGCCCTCACCACACCACTCCCCGAAGATTACACAGGGCTCACCAAACTGTGTCTCTGCCACACACAGTAACTCCTTGAAATCCTTATGGTTTCCCGGTTTGTGGACGTGGGTGGCAAACCCCATATTGTCGTCGATGTTGGATAACACACGTGACCGGGACATACAGACGACCTTGTTGTTCTCGTCTAGGTACACACCTGCGTTGGTCCCATGGAGCTTTACGGTGCCCACCAGGGTTAGCGTAGGTAACATACGAGTGATATCGTAGATTGGTTTATCTTCTTCGTCCATTCCGGTGAAGTACGCGGTGGACTTGATTTGCTTGTAGAAACTCTTGAACGACTCGATTGACGGGAATTTATGCATGGGGTCTCCTTTTATAGCGACATGATCTGTGGTGAGTTTAAGCCTTATAGAACACTGCTCTTTAGTACAAGTAACGCTGTAGCAGCTGGTTGTAGCTCGTTACAGACCTCACAGTATATTTTACCCTGGTCCAAGTACAACGTGATATTATCGCAGTGGGCAATCAGTACGAGCCAACTACCACTCCTGGATCTACGATTAAATTCTTCTGGGCTCCACTGTCTAGACCCCGGTATTTTTATCCCGCATAAGGTAGTAATAGTGGTTTCGTCGTGGGGGTTTTTTTCATCGTACTCGTACGACAAGGTAACATGCTCCGTTGTGAACCTGTACTCAGTCATAACATTGTTTGTCCTAGTAAGATTAGGGGCCATGCCACTTCTAGTTTAACTGCACACGTGGAGCACTTGACGTGCAGCCCTCTTGTTTCCCTCCTGGCCACTATCCGCGATGCGATGCCCGTTACAGCTATGTGAGTAACCACGCCGTTGTAACAGAAGTACAGTACAGATTCACCACAAAGTGTGCGAATCCGCTGACCTGTACACAACCGGTTGACCTTTTCACTACACAGATGGTCTGTTATAAACATTGGTTCGTCAGTCATAACATTGCCTCCTTTAGTACGTGTATGTGGAGAAGGTTCATGCATTGCCTACAACGTACGTAGCTGTCATACCAATCCATTATGGCTGGATTTGTCTTTATATCCTTCAAGCACAGATCTAACTCCAACTGTTTTCCCCCGCTAAGAAACTCCACACCACAGATGGAGGTGTGGATAATACGGCTGTACCGGATGGTTGCCCCTGTTATTACGTGCTCATGCATTGCAGCTGGACTCACGGAACTTTTCTAACTCGTTGAAAAGTAGTGCCAGGTCTTTAGATGTGAGGTTCCCCATGAGGTAAGCGTCTGGCTCCCAGGCCCAGCAGCACTCCAAGGCCTCCCGCAGGGTGTTCCTGCCTTTGGGCAAAGGGCCATCTGGTTGCGGAGGGTAAACCATCTCCTCAAGTTCTGCCGCCCACTTCTCCAACTCGTTGTATTTTTGTTGTAGTAGTTCTAGTTCTGTCATGGGGCTCCTATAGTACAGCGTCTTTCAATTTAACCAAGCAGCGTACTTCATTGCACTTTTCACAAAGGATTGTTCCGAACCGCTCTGCCTCTGACCCCATTGCGGCTATTGTGTAGTGGCTACTACCTGATGTATAACGCACCGGCCCGCGCACCACCGGTTCGTTACAAAGTGTGCGATAGGGGTGCTCCTGTGTCTGTGACACCAAGTGATCTGCGGAGTACGCTGGTTGTCTTTCCATGGGGCTCCTATAGTACAGCGTCTTTCAATGTAACCAAAATGCGTGCTTCATTGCACTTTTCACAAAGGATTGTTCCGAACTGTTCTACCTCCGACCTCATCTCGGCTATTGTGTAGTGGCTACTACCTGATGTAGTGAGCGACCACCGGCTCGTCACCGATTCGTTACAAAGTGTGGGGTAGCGATGACGCTCGACCACCCCCCTGCCACCTGTGTCTTGGGCCAAGTGATCCGCAGAGTGCTTTGGTTGTCTTTCCATGGGGCTCCTATAGTACAGCGTCTTTCAATGTAACCAAGCAGCGTACTTCACTGCACTTTTCACAAAGGATTGTCCCGAACCGCTCTACCTCCGACTCCACCTCGGCTAGTGTGTAGTGGTAGTTGCCTGCTGTAACAATCTCTGGAAGGCTCGTCACCAATTTGTTACAAAATGTGAGATAGCGGCCGTGGTCAGTCAACCCGCTGTCCCCCGGGTCCTGTACCAAGTGGTCCGCGGAGTACGTTATTTCTTCTTCTTCTAGAGGCGAGCGTTCTTCAGTTGCCATAAGCACCAATCCTTTGATAGCATGCAATCCAAACAATCAACGTCACCTGACGTGTCCGTGAAGTTCTTGCGGGTACAAATATCTGAGTTGTAAAATATCTTGAGTGGGGCTGCTTGGCCGCACAGGGCCACGTACGCCTCATCCACGTGTGACCGGGTCGCGTGTGTTAGTAGGTTTACTCGTCTGTACAGTATCTTTTCAATTTCGGTTACGGGCATAGTGTGTGTAGTCTTGTTAATCCTTTCTTACAAGATGTTCCTCTTCAGTTCCAAGAGGGTTACCTCCGGGTACTCTCTGTACAGAATTTCCTCACACACTTTACAGTGAACCATGAGGTTTCCATCATCATCCTCTTCTTCCCGGTACCACGAGCTATCACCGGTCAGTATGACTGACAGGACAGCTTGATAGTTGCGTGGCGGTTTACTACACAGCGCGATTTCGTGTGGGTCCCTACTTATGCACCTCTCTGATGTCCCTTTTGGTGTCCGTTTTGATGCCAGTTTCATAACACCGCCTTCTTTAGCTCTTTGAGTAGTAGCTGTGGATTCTCAGCGTAGAGTACGTCTGCACACGCTCCACAGCGTGGAAAGTCTGGATTATACCAGGTACTCCTACCGATCAGTACGTAGCGCAGGATTGCGTCGTAATCAAACTCGTCAGCTAGGTAGCCACAGAGTCTAGCAGAACCG